TGTCTCTGGTACTTCTTACTCGTTGCCTTATTCTGTTTATTATTCTACGGATGCGTTTGATGTTTCTTATCTAGCTGACGATTCTGGCTTAGCTTATGATTATGCTTGCGCTTTTCCTCTTCCTCTCTGTGGTGCTTCTGGTTATTGGTATGAACTACCTTCTTTTCCTATTGGTATGGGCATGAATCCTGATTATTGTTATGTTCGCGTTTATTCTACTGCTGATCAACCTTCTGGGACTTATGGCTGTTTAACTTCTTCTTTTAGCCGTTCAGACCGTATTCTTTCTTTCGGTAATACTGCCGGTTCTTCTTCTGGTTCTTCTACTGATACATTAGATTCTTTTACTTTTTCATCACCTTTTTATTCTTATCCTTTTGCAATTCGCGAAACTACTTCTCATTCTGCAAGTGGTTATCTTTTACAGGGTGGTACTACTTCGTTTATTGTTCCTCCTAGTGATTATTCTAGAGAGCGTTATATTTATCTTAATTCTACTCGTTATCTTTTGGGTACTCATTCTTTTGTTTCTTATCCGTCCGGATATACTATTCCATCTTCTGATATCGGCTTTGTTTTTGTGAAAAAGCCTTCTTCCTCCCCTGTTTATTCTGCTTCTGCCTTTGATACTACAGGTTCTTTCGCTTTTTCTCTCCTTGTACCTGCTTCTCGCTTGACTGACGTTAAGCTTGGTGACTGGCTTTCCGATTCTCCGGAGGATTTACAAGATGTCATTACTAACGAGTTTGGCGTTGATTCTGATACCATTAAAGATTCCAAAGATAACTTGAATTCTTGGAATTCTGCTTCCTCTGTTGATTCTGACGTTGCTTCCGGTGCTTCTGGTCTTCTTGGCGGTCTTTTCCAGAATTTGGGTTCCTTTCTCTTTTCTGTTTCTCTCCTTTGCTTCGGTGCTGTTTTTCTCCGAATGCTCATTAGAAAGGCGGTCGACGGATGAGCTTTATTGACTTTTTTAAGTCCGTTTTCGGCCTTTTCGGTTCTGGTGGTGCTCTCGTCATTGCCGTTGTCGTTTTCCTTGTCGGGCTCGGTATTTATAAGTTTGTAAAGGATTGGTTGCCATGGTAGACTTTGTTGCAACTCTCGGTGTAGTTACTTCGTTTGTCTATAAAGTGCTTAATATGCCGTTTTTTCACTTTGGTACTTATGGCGGCTTAGTCCTTATGCTCTTTTTGCTTACTCTTGTTGGTTTCGTTCTTCGTAGTCTTTGGAATGATGGTGATTAATTATGGAAGTCCCTGCTATTATTAAAACTTGGCTTGATTCTGACGGCGTTACCGTCTACACAGTGCAGTATAAAGATGGTAGTACTTGTGATATGACTGTCCAGCAGTATGACTATCTCAAGGCGTCTGCGCAGGCTGTCGCCGATATGGATGCTAAAGCCGCTGCTGAATCTCCCTCGGAAGCTGCTCCTGCTCCCGAGCAACCCGCGCAGAATATTACAGAATCTCCAGACCTCCGTGACGGCTATGTGCCGGAGGAAGTTGAATTGCCTTTTGAGGGGAGCTTGACCGCTTATGATGACCGCGCCGCAGATACTCCGGCTCTGTATGCTAATCTCCCTAACGTCTCTAATAGTTTCACTGCTATTATGGATTGGTTCGGTGATACGTTTTTCATCGAACGCACTGAGACGGTGCACAAGTCCGGTTATACGTCCGAAAGGTATTCCTATAACAGTTCGACTCAACTTATTCAGCTCCCTTATGAGGAAGATTCCACTACTACATCTCAAGTTCTCAATCCGCAAGCTTGCGTTTCTGCTTTGCTTGTTGTCCTTGTTTTTGTCACTACTGTTACATGGATTAAAAACGCGATTTGGGGGCGCATGAGCTGATGGAATTTCTTCCCTTGCAGTATTGTTTCGGTATCTTTTCTGTCCCCGAAATTGGCTATTTTATTATCTTTGCTGCTGTTTTTTCTATGTTGGTTCTCCTGCTCCGTCCGTGACAGGTGCCATAAAAATCTTATGAAAGGATGATGACTTCAGGGCGCTACTTCTTCTATTCTTGCCACGCTGCTTTCCTTGGTCGGTGAGTTTTTCACGTCGATGATCACTTGGATGGGTCAGCTCATTGATTTCTATGAGTCTCAGCCCATTCTTCTTGTCTTCGTGATTCTCACTATCGCGGGCATCGTTCTCCGTATCCTCCGCCGCTGGATTCCCGGTCGTTCCTAACGATTGAGAGAAAACGCCGCCGACCATTTTTAATGGTCGGCGACGTTTTCGCATTTAGAAAGGATTATATGTTATGCTTTATGGTATTCTTGTCTTTTGCATTTGCTGGCTTTTTGTTTATATCGATAGCTATTGCAAAAACCCCTACAAACTTGAGGCTGTTGTTGGTTCAAAAGGCTCTGGCAAGTCTCTGTATATGTCTCGTGTTGCTGATAAGTGGTTACGTGCTAATAAGGGGCTTATCTATAGTAATATGGGTATTGGTTACGAGTTAGAGCCGGAATACTGGAAACAGACCTTTATTCCTGATTCCCTTATTCTTATTGACGAAATTGGTGTGCTGCACTCTAACCGTGATTTTAAAACTATGCCCCGTGAAGCTGTCGAGTTTTTCAAGATGCAGCGTAAATATCATTTGACGATTATTGTATCGTCTCAGACCATGGATTTTGACAAAAAGATTCGTGACCTCTGTGACCGCATTTACCTTTGCAACCGCATTGGCTGGTTCTGCCGTCTTACTCCCTATCGCTCCTGTATCGCTATGGAACATCGGCCCGAGGGAGGGCAAGAACTGGTCAACACGGTGCGCAAGGCAGGTCGGGCAAGGTGGTATACTATCCCCAAGTCCGTGAAGCAAGTAAGTGCTTTGGAATACGATACAGAGCAGGTTATCAGTAAGACTTCCTCTAAATAAAAAACTTCCCCCCGTGTCCTTTAGGGTCAGGGGGGTTGTTTTTTTTGCAGACGGTTGCCACGTTTTTTCACGCGATAGCGTCTCCACCGCGTCCCCCGTCCCCTGCAAGGGCTTTGCCCTTGCCGTTCTTAACAAGCTGGTAGGAGCTTTCAAGTTATCTGCTCTATCGTCATGGCGCTTCGAGTTGGACAAAACTATGATTTTGTTCGACCTCCGTGCATCTTCGGTGCGCCGTGAATCGCTGGGCTACGTCTTAAGCGATTCATTTAGTTTGTAGATATTTCTACAAATCTACAAAATCAATAAATTTTGTAGTTAGTTGCGGTCTTCTCTCACTGCTCTAATCCTTTCGTTAAATTTCATATGTCCTCCGTGTTGTTTTTGGTAGAAAAGTCAATTATATTATAGTTCCGAAAAATATTCTTGACTTTAGTACCTATCGGTATTATGGTTATATTCAGAAAGTACCTAACGTTACTAAATAGGGGGTTTTAGGATGTCTGAAAAACAATCAAGAAATTTTCTTGGTGTGTTGTACCCAGATTCTACCACTTATGACTGTGATAAAGTTCTAAATCGTATCGAAGACGCTTTTACCGAATACGCTTATATCTTACATGACATGGATACTGATGAAAATGGGGAGTTGAAAAAAGCTCATTATCATTGGTGCGGTAAACGCTCTACTCCTGCTCCTATATCGACCGTAGCAAATGCTTTGGGCGTGGAACAAAATTCTATTGAGTTCTGTAAACGCTGGAAGTCTTCGCTCCGGTATTTGGTACATGCAGACAACCAAGAAAAACACCAATATTCGCTGGATGACTTGTCTGCTAACTTTGATTGCGAGAACATCGTCGGAAAATCTGAAACTTACAAAAGTCGCCAAATTTTTGAACACATTAAAGATAATCCATCCGAGAGTTATACCGCGCTTACTGCATGGTGCTTCGAGAATAATTTATGGAGCGAGTTTCGCCGCTCATTTTCTGTTTGGGCTAATCTCCTGCGGGAGTTAAATTATTATGATTCATTACAAAAAAAGGAGTAAAAGAAAATGAAAATTACCTGTGTTGACGTTATCAATGGTTACACAAAAAATGGCAAGCCCTTTGTGCATGGCGCTTTCCGTGGTGTTGGTAAGTCCGGTTCTCCGTTCCTGTTCGTTGCAAACTGTCCGCCCGACTATGAGCCGCTTAAAGATTATGATGCTCGCGTCATTTTCTCCCCTCATGGCAACTTTATTTTGCCTTACTGATTTTTTATCGCGGGGTGGTGCAACGGTAGCACGTCAGTCTCTGAAACTGAAACTGCTGGTTCGAGTCCAGACCCCGCAACCAAAACGGACTGACCTCCGTTATTCGATGTCGCGAAAGGTGGTGGCGAAGTGAAGAAAAATTACCTGCACTTATGTAAGCGCTTCGTCGCCCTTGTCGCGGCTCTTATGGTTTCTCTTTCTTTGTGTATTCCTTGTTTTGCTGCATTTGAGACAGAAGCTGATATGCCGTCTTTGGATGACTTTTATACGCACCATGGTTCTTGGTTTGTTTGGCGTCGAGCTACTCTTTCTAATTCCCCTTATTATGAGCTTCTTTGCTCTCCTATTTCTGTCTCTGGTACTTCTTACTCGTTGCCTTATTCTGTTTATTATTCTACGGATGCGTTTGATGTTTCTTATCTAGCTGACGATTCTGGCTTAGCTTATG